TTCTTGACCTCGCTGACGAACCGGAAGCCGGGGCGCGCGATCGCCGGGCCCTGCGTCGTCGAGATGAAGCCCTCCATGGCCTTGCAGCCGATCGCGTACTTGGCGACGTCGACGCGGCCGTAGAGCAGTGGCGAGAGCTCGCCGCCGTTGAAACTCGTGATGATCGGGGCGGCCTTCATCGCGTCAGCCGTCCAGGCCGAGCAGCGACAACTCCCACGAGGCCATCGGCGGCTGCTGTGGTGGCTGCTCGATGTCGTTGGTGCGCCGCGCGTCGCGCACCGCCTCCTTGCGCTCGTCGCGCGCCTCCTGGCGCTTGGACAGGTTCTGCGTCAACTTCTCGCAGGCCTCGAACGCGAGGCGGCAGGCGAAGGCCTGCACGAACAGCGGCGGCAGCAGGCCGGCGTCGGTGATGCGCTGGACGTAGCGCATCTTCAGCGGCGAGCCCTGGTCGGTCAGGATGTGCGCCCCCTCGATCGCGAACAGCGGGTCGCGGTTGTTCGGGTAGAAGCACCAGTGTTCGCCGACCTCGACGAGCTTGAGGAACCCGGTGGGCTTGCGGTAGGCGTAGCCCCAGCCGAAGGCGGGCGGCGTGACGTCGGCCGGCAGCAGCGCGCGGGTCATCGCGAACGTCCACGGGTGCGCGGCGAGCTCGGCCTCCAGGCACGGCGTGTACAGCGCCGACAGCACCTGCGCGGACGTCGTGGTGTCCTGCAGGTTCATGATGGTCTTGGCCCCGAGCTTGACCAGCGCGAGGTTGCAGATGTCGGTTTGGGAGGCCATGGCCGCGGATGGTCGCGGCGGCCGCTCAGAACGTATTTCCCGGCAGCGCCGGCAGGGCCAGGCGGTCCCGCGGCGTTACGGGTTGCGCGTGCGCCAGGCGGCGGCGCTGACGCTGGTGGGCGCGGCCACCGTGGCGTTGGCCCGGATCTGGCCGGGCGGCAGCGTGAAGAGCGCGCGGCCGGTGGTCGTCAGCGCGGTGCCGGCGACGTCTTGCCACGTGCCGTCCGCGAACAGACGCTGCAGGGTGATGGTCGAGCCGTTGAACGTGCCCGAGGCCTCGAACTGGCCCGAGCCGCCGCCCCAGGTGGCGGCTGCACCGGGGGCCTGCGCGTTGGCGTTGGTGAGGAGCTGCGGCATGGTCAGACGGGAGGCCAGGCCTTGCCCTGCTCGATGACTTGGATGATGTACTCGAGGGCCTTGACGGCCTCGGACTTGGGCTTGCTGGTGTCGACGGTCACCCGGGCGATGCCGGAGATCGCGCCACCAAGCACGACGGCGACGTCCTGCTTGTGCTGGCCCTGGTTGATGTCGTACTGGGCGGTTGCCATGAGGTCTCCCGAAGTGGCGGGGCAGCCGGCCGAGCGAGCCCGGCCGGCGTGACGATCAGTTGCTGACCGTGTCGACGTGCAGCGCGACCTGGCCGGCGGCGGTGGCGGCCGCGGTCAGGGTCGCCGCGATGTCGTACTCCTTGCCCGGGTCGGCCGCCAGGCCGAGCAGCTCCCAGACGCGCTTTTCGGCGTTGGCCAGCGTGGTCACCGCGTAGGTGACGTTCAGGCCGCTGAGCGCCGCGGCCAGCGACTGGGCCGCCGCCAGCTGCGCGCCGCCGCCCACGATCGCGCCGCCGTTGGCGGCCGTGTCGTAGAAGCCGAGGTTGGCGGCCGCGGCGGTGATCGCCGTGCAGAACAGCGACAGCGAGGCGATGCGGTCACTGGAGCGCACGCGCGCCAGGCGGTAGACCGACGCGATGGAATCGCCGTTGGCCACGGGCAACGTACCGATCGTGGTCTTGCGCAGGCCGCGCTGCAGCAGCGGCGTGTTCTGGACGATGGGGGTGGCATCGGCGTTCGTGATCGCCGTGCTCTTGAGGGTGACGACAGCCATGCTGTTCTCCTATGAAGTTGCGGGGACGCTGGTGTCGTCAGGTCAAGCGCGCGAGCACTTGATTTCCCAGACGCGCTTCTCGTCGCGGCGCACCGAGCCGTAGTGACCCTGGCCGTAGGCCTGCCAGGGCTGGCCGCGCAGGTCCTTGCGCTGCGAGACGTCGGTGGTCATGCCGCCGTCCCACGTGCACCAGGTCATGCCGCGCTGCGTCCAGGCGGGGCAGCGCTCGTAGCCCGAGCCGTCCAGCAGGAACTGGTTGGTGAGCACCCAGTTGATGCCCATGAAGCCCGAGCCCACCATCGTGCCCGCGTCCATGATTCGCTTCGTGGTGAAGTCCGACGAGATCACCTCGATCTCGTTCATCATGTTGCGTTCCTGCTTGGGCGAGATCGCGATGCTGATCTGCTCGTCCATGTCGACGCCGACCTCGGTCGAGCGCATCAGCTCCAGCAGGTTCTGCACCTTCTCGACGTTCAGGCCCGACGCGGTGCCGCCGATGTCCTGGCTGATCACGCGGTTGCTGTTGACGTTGAACGCCTCCGACGTGCTGCCGTTCTGGCCCACGTTGCGGTTGGCGAAGAACGCGCGCAGGGCCTCGGCGTCCATCTTGCGGTTGATCGCCGCGACGATGCCGCGCACGTACTCGGACGTGGGGTTGGCGGCCATCTGCATCTGCTCGATCGTGTCGAACATGACGGCCTTGTCGCAGTTGACCGGGTAGACCCACGGCCGCGTGTGCACGGCGTCGGCGCCGGCAATGGGCGTGTACAGCTCGGTGCGGATCTCGGCTTCGCCCACGTCGATGAACTGGGCCGGGACGGCGGCTTGGCCGACCGCGGTCATCGGCATGAACAGGCCGGTGAAGCGGGGCTGCAGCTGTTGCGCGACGAGCTCGCAGGCGCTCGTGTACTGCTGCGAGTAGAAGACATTCGAATTGGCGGGCATGGTGTGCTCTCCGTGGAGTGACAGGTCAGGTTTGGGTCGCCTGGCTTGTCCCTTTCGGGGGCCTCACTTGCGCGTGACGGGCGCCGGTCGCGCCGTCTTCCCGGCGTGCCATCGGGGGCGCTTGACCTTGTCCGATGGCACGCAATGTCGCGGGCGCGACTGGGAACGTATTTCCGCCGTCAGGCTGCGGCGCCGGCGATGATCTCGTCGAGCTTCTTGATGCGCGCCCACTCCGCCGAGTTCGGGGCCATCGCCTTCTTGACGAATTCCTTGTCTGCCAGGAGCTGCTGGCGCTCGACCTTCGCGCCCTCGGGCGTCATGCCGAACGAGCCAGGGCTGGCCGCGCCTTCGACGCCATGCTCGCGCAGCATGTCGCCCACCAGCGCCATCATCTTCATGGCGCCGCGCATGCCTACGCCCTTCTCGATGAGCGTGATCGCGCCCTCGACGGCCGCCTTGTCGACGCCAGCCTTCTCGGCCAGCGCGCGAAAGCCTCGCCGGGCGACCTCGGTGCGTGCGCCGAGCTGGTCGCCCCAGTCGCGCGCGAGCGCTTCGGTGTCGGTCTGCAGCGCCGCGGCGTCCTGGCCAGCCACGCGCTGCGCGTTCGCGCCCACGTAGGCGTTCCAGTCGGCGGTCAGCGCCTGGGCGGTGGCCACGGGGATGCCGTGCTTGGAGAACAGCTTGGCCATGTCGGCGCCGAACTCGGGCGGCGCGCCATCGGGCACCGGCAGCTTGTAGGCGCCGGCATCGGCCGACCAGCCCAGCTTCGTCCACATTGCCTGGCGCGTGGTGACGTCGGCGTCGTCCTTGGGCAGCACGATGGTGCGGCCGGCGCGATCGGCGCCGAGCACCTGCTCGAGGTTGTCGAGCACGAGCAGCGCCCGGCGACCGGACAGCCGGTCGCCGACCAGCTCCAGCAGCGGGCGCCGTCCCNNCCCCCGCCGGCACCGCCATCGCCCTCGGGCGCCATCAGGCGCGGGGTGCGGAATCGCGTGTTCATTCGTCAGTCCTTTCGTGGGAGATCCGTTCGATGTCGTCGGAAGTGAGGTTGCACAGGGCCTGGATGCGCAGGTAGACGTCGCGGCGGCCCTCCGCGAACGCCATGGCCAGCGGGTCGACGTGCTGGTCGGCTTGGGAAACCTTCAAGGTGGTGCGGTCGGCGCAGCAGTAGCGCGCCAGGTCGCGCATCACGATCTCGCCGGCGGGGCTCAGCGAGCCGCCGCGGGGCGGCCGCCAGAACGCCCACCAGGGCGTGGTGTCGACGCGCGGCAGGTTCGGGTCTTGCGTGACGAAGACGGCGCGGTAGCCGAAGGCGCGGTGGTGCAGGCGCGCGCGCATGCGCTCGAATTGCTCGTTCCAGGCCATGGAGGTCCTCAGATCTGCGGACGCCCGCCGGCGGCCTGCATCTTGGCGATGTTGGCCGCGGCGGCGGAGACCTGCGGCGCGGCCTGCACGAGCGCCTGCGCGTTGGCCTGCTGGTCTGCGGCGTCCTTCTCCGCCTGCTCCTGCTCGGGCGACTTCAGCAGCTTGGCGGCCATGCCATTGATGTCGGCCAGCTCGCGGCTGATCGCCTCCATCTGGAACGGCCGGAAGATGCCCGCGTCCTGCGTGGCCTCGTACAGCGGGATCAGCTGCTCGAAGGTACGCGAGATCGCGAGCGCCTCGGTTGCACGCATGGCCTGGCGCATCGGCGACGTGTACTCGATGCGGTACTCGCCGCGGGCGTCGATCAGCTCCTGCGGCATCGGCGGCAGCTCGCCGGCGTGCGCGAGGATGTCGAGCTCGCGCTCGGTCATCGGGCCCAGCCCCTCGGACTCGATGCGCCCGCCGATCGGCGCCATGAGCGTCGCGCGCTCCTGCATCAGCTCCAGCGCCTGCGTGGCCGTCATCTGCGGGTTGTCGACCAGCGCCTTGAAGACGTCCAGGAACAGCGCCGAGCTGATGATCTCGCGCTCCTTGTCCATCATCTCGAGCGTGATGTCCAGGCGCGCGCCGCTGATCAGCGGCTTGACCAGCGGCTCGCCACCGGTGCCGAGGCCGCCCGAGACCACGCTGCCCGGCGCCTGGCTGAAGACGCCCAGCACGCCGTCCTCGGTCATGAGCATCGGCGGGTCGGCCACTTTCTGCGCCGCGGCCAGCGAGGTGCGCTTCATGGTGTTGAGCACGCGGATGTCCGACATGGCCATCCACACCGGGCTGCGGCCGTAGACCTCGCCCGTGGCGGTCATGTAGCGCATGACGGCGAAGGGCCACGTGCGGAAGCCGCCTTCCTCGAGCTCGGTCTTGTCGCCGGGCAGGTAGTAGCACGACGCCCATGGCCAGGTCTTCGGGCCGATGCCGTAGCCGACGGCGTCGGTGCGCGGGCACACGGACTGCGCGACCTCGACCGTCTCGTCGGGGTGCTTTTCCAGCCGCGCGGCCAGGCGCGCGGGGAGCTTGCCGGGGAACCGCTGGCTCAGCTGGCGCAGCGTCCAGCGGAAGGTGCGGTGCAGCGTGTCGATCTTGCCGGCCGCGTTCTGCTCGATCCAGGTGTTGGACAGCGGCAGCGCGCGGTACAGGATCGTGGTGCGGCCGTCGGCTTCGAGCTGCTCGTCGATGAACAGGATGCCGGTGCCGAAGACCAGGAACGACAGGCCCGCCTCCGACATCATCGCCTCGAAGGCCGAGCGCGGCGAGTACCGCTTCTTGAACAACGTCGCGGTGACGTCGTCCATGTACTGCTTGACCGCCTGGACGACGGCCAGCTGCTCCACGTCGGGGGCCAGCCGCTGGTAGCGCTGGTTCGACGGCCAGAAGAACGACGTGATCGCGGCCAGCGCTCGCTGCGCGGCCAGCGCCGCGGTGGCGTCGAACATCAGCTCCGTGCGCCGGGCGCCCTCGGACTGGATCGTGTTGAAGTCGGCCAGCTGCGGTAGCACGCGCAGCGCGATGTCCTGCAGCTGCGAGTCGAGGTTTGAACGGCCGTTCTTGGCTGTGGCCAGCCGGCGCGCGAGGGCTTCGACGTCCACTCAGGACCCCAGCAGCGTCTTCGCGGCGGTGGTCGGCGTGCCGGCGCCGCCCTGCTGCTGGGTGAGGATGGCCGCGGCGCGCCCGCGTCGCTGGCGCAGCATGTCCTGGTAGTCCTGCTGCGTGCCGGCCGTGTCGGCGATCGTGGGCGGCGCCGGCGGCGGCGGGGACGAGACTTTCGGCTGGAAGAAGGACATGGCTGGCGGCCCCTGGGGAGTGGGCCGCACTGTCGGGGGATGCGGCGGGAACGTATTTCCGCAGCGCCCACGAAAAAGCCCGCGCGAAGGCGGGCTCGTCGAGGGGGAGCGCTTGCGATCAGGTCGACGTCTGCTCGCCGGCGGCAGCTGCGACATCGCCCGCCGGCGCGTCGGGCGCGGGAGCCGGGCTCGGCGCCGGCGGCGTGTCGGCGGCGATCGCGGCCTGGACCTTCGCCGTCTCGGCGTCGGCCTTGGCGCCGATGGCGAGTGCCGCTGTCTTGGCGCTGTCGATCGAGGTGATCAGCGAGCTCAGCGCGTCGGCCGGGATCTGGCCGGCCTCGCCGAGTGCCACCAGCTGGCGGGAGATGGAGTCGGTCAGGCCGATCAGCGCGTCATTCTGCGCGATGAGCGTGTCGACCTTGGTGGCGGTGTCGGCCAGGGCCTGGTTGGCGTCGGCCACAGCGGCCTGGAGTTCATCGATCTTGGACATGACGTGCCTTTCGAAGCTTGAGGGACGGAGAAACATGCGGCGATTCCTCGCGAGAGGCTCGCATTGGGCCGCTGAGCCCGGTGAACGTATTTCCTCAGTCCAGCACGTTGTAGCGCGCGGTGGTGGCAATCGACCGCTGCCCCGGCGCCCTGCCCTCGGGCCGGCGCAGCTCGCGCGCGCCACCCATGCCCAGCACCAGGTACTGCGCGGCCTCGGCCACGTGCGAGTGCATGTTCTTGTCCGGGGCGTCCTTGTAGCGCTCCTCCCCGGGGATGGCCAGGCGCTTGAACTGGTAGCCGCCGGCCAGCGCCTTGCGCAGGCGCACGCACTGCGGATGGATGATCAGCGCCGGCGCGCCGTCGACGAGCTTGGTCAGCGGCGACGCGAAGGCCTCGCGCCGGAGCGTGAAGCTGTTGGTCTCGGCCGGCTCGGCGATCACGTTCTCACCGCGCAGCACGTCGAACGAGGTGCGCTCGTCGTCGTTGCGCGCCTGGCCGGCCGGATCGCCCGTCACCTTGGCCAGCGTCATGCGGGGGTAGAACGTGTTCAGGTCCTGCAGCCACAGGCCCGCGAAGCGCTTGAGGCCCATGTCGTCGGAGACGAGCTCGCGGTGGATGCGGATCTGGCCGTTGGGCATGCGCTGGGCAAAGACGCCGGCGGGCGTCAGGCCGAAGTCCATGCCGCCGAACAGGGGCAGCTTGGGGTTGATCTCGAAGGCGCGCACGTGCAGCTCGTCGCGGAACTCCGGGTAGACCGGCCTGCCCTCGGTGACCAGGCCATAGGCGCCGCGCACGTAGACCTTGATCCACTCGTTGGACTTGCCGGCCATCAGGCGCGTGTAGTAGCCCTCGGGCAGGTTCTCGATGTTCTCGGCCTGATCGGAGTCGCCGGGCGGCTGCGACCAGAACGCGAAGCCGGCGGGTGTGTCGACCTCGGCCAGCGTGTACCACCAGTGGTCGTCGTCGGGCGGGTTGGTGTCCATGATGACGCCCGACCAGGTCGCGCCGCCGTCGCGCTTGGCCGGGAAGCGTCCGACGCGGCCCGACGCCGCGTCCAGGATCGCCTTGGGCTGCTCGCGCGCCTCGTTCATCCACACGCCCGTCACCTCGAGCGACAGCAGCTTCTTGACGTCCTTGGGCCGGTCCAGCGCCAGGAACCACATCTCGAGCTCGACGCTCGTGCCGTCGCCCAGCGGCCAGCGCAGCACCTGCGTGATGGGCGTGTCGTAGACGATGCGCCCGAACCGCTCCTCAGGGAACCAGTCCAGCCAGGTGGCGATCGTGGTCATCTTCAGCTCGGCGTACGTGTTGCGCGTGGCCACCCAGCGCGAGCGCCGCACGCCGTGCACGTCGGGCGCCTGCTCGCACGCCCGCGTCCAGATCTCCCAGCAGCAACCCACGGACTTGCCCGAGCCGATGGGCCCGCGAATGCCGCGCACGAAGGCGTTGGACGCGTGGAAGCGCTCGAGCGTCGGGCTCGGCGTGTATTCGACGGTGCGGGTCATCAGGATCCCCTCTTCGGGATGTTGGCCGTGTAGGCCACGGTGCCGTGCACCTTGGCGTTCATCTCGACGCGCTCGACGTAGAAGCCGGCGACCTTGCCGCGGGCCATCTCGCACTTGGCGGCGGCCGAGTACTGGCCCTCGCGCTCGGCCTTGTCGCGGATGCGCGCGAGCGTGTCCATGTGCTCGTCGACGGTGAAGTCGGCGCGCTGGGCGATCTTGCGGCGGGCCTCGGCGACAGCGGCGGCGACCTCAACATTCCCCAACAGCCGAGAACCCTGCTGTTCGGCCGTGCGGGCGCTGTAGCCGGCACGGATCGCCGCCTGCGTGGCGTTCGAGTCCAGCAGGTACTCGCGGACGAAGGCTTCCTGCTTGGGCGTCATTCCGGGCGCACTCCCACGCCGATCGCCCAGCACAGCCACGCGATCTCGAAGAAGAACAGGCCGTCGACGTCCACACCCACCGCTGCCGTGGGCAGCAGAAACAGCACGTTCTCGCCGGTGCGGATGTAGCCGATCCTCACGCCGGCACCTTCACCTTGCCCTTGGCCGGAATGGCCGGCGCCTTGCGCGCGCGCTTGACGCCTTGCTGCTTGACCTGCTGCTGCGGCGGCCTGGTGGCGGCCACGAGCGCCTGCACGTTGGCCATCTTGGGCGACAGGTCGGCCACCTTCGGCCTGGCCGCGCGGTGCCCGCGCTCGACCGCGACCATGGGCATGTCCTCCCGGGTGCGCTTGAGCGTCTCACACCAGAGCGCGATCAGCGCCTCGCCGCGGAAGTGCACGGGCTGTGCGCCGTCAGCGTAGGCCCGCAGCATGCGGCTGGTGAGCATGGCGCCCATGCGCTCGCCGATGGTGGCGTGCGTCAGGCCGCCGGCGACCAGCTGCTCGATGAGCTGGCCCCAGGCGGGCGCCGAGTGGCCCTTGATCCGTTGTTCTCGCATTCCCAACTCCTCTGTGATTGTTCAGGCGGCGCCGACGAGCTCGAGCTGCGGACGCACGACGGGGATCGTGTCGATGGCCAGCACGATGCGCGCGCCGTGGCCGTCGGGCTCCATGCGCTCGAGGAACATGCGGCGGCACTTCTTGTCGTTCGGGTAGAGCACGCCCTGCAGCGCGTCGCCCAGCACCTTCTCGGCGTTGCCCAGGTCGATGCACTGGACGGTGTCGTCCCACTCGTCGCCGTACTTGCGCATGCGAGCCTGCCAGTCGAGCGGGCGATGCGGGAACAGCCGCAGGTGCAGCCCGTAGCGTCCCGTCAGCGGCGCCGTGATGCCTGACTCGTGAGCGATGCGCGCGACCTCGGCTCGATAGTCCTCGGCCTCGGGCGTGACGTAGGTCATGGCCGTCCACTTCTGCGTGGCCTTGAGCTTGATGACGCGGGTGGCCCAGTAGCGGTTGGCCGAGATCGGGTACGGCAACGTGAGCAGAATCACGACCAGGCCCTCCTGCTGGCAGCCGGCCCGCGCCCAGCGGGGCGGCCGGGAAAACATCCGTTCGAAGAGACAGCAATGTCCCGTTCCAATGTCCCGTCCCGGTTGGATTTGTCCCGACCGGGACACCGGGACATCCCTCCGTAGGAGGGCGCGCGCGCGAGGTGTCCCGGTTGTCCCGTCTCGTTTGTCCCGGTTGAGTGTCCCGTTTGCATGGTGTTCTGTCCCGCCTTGCTCAGGCCTTGAGAGTGATGACGAAGCCGTTGGCGACCTCGTAGAAGCCGCGCTGCTTGGCCCAGCCGGAGGCCCTGAGCCAGGCCTTCTTGCGGCTGTCGGCGTTGTCCAGACCGCAGTCGCGGTAGAACAGCTGGCGAAGCTCCGTCTCCTGGACGCCGTTCTGCAGCAGGCTCATGAGCAGGTGGTTGTGGCCGCCGCGGCCGGCCTTAGCCTCCTTGTCCATGGCCTCCTGGAGCTCCTCGACGCTGGTCAGGTGGCGGGCCACCAGGCTGCGCACCTCGTCGCCGTCCTCGTCGGTGCCAAGGCGGTGGTTCGACAGGGAGAACGTGGTGTCCTGGAAGCCCTCGCCGTCCTTTTGCTTGGCGCAGCTGAGCGTGGCCAGCATCTCCTTCTCGTCCCGGTGCACGCCCAGCATCCAGTCGAGGTTGGCGCGCATCGCGCTCGAGCCGCGCGGGCGCTCGGTGGCGTTGTGGCCGGTGTGGTGCAGGATCATCACGGCGCAGTGCCAGAGCTGGCGGATGCGCGTTCCGAGCTCGCGAAAGTAGGCGGCGACCTCCTGGGCCGAGTTCTCCTCGCCGGCGAAGGTCTGCGACAGCGTGTCGACGACCACCAGGCTGGGCGTGACGCCCAGCGCCTGAGCCGCCTCGACGATCTTCCAGGCGTCGGCCGTCAGGTCGAGCGCCATGGGCACCACGTAGATGGGCGCCTCGTCGTACGGCAGGCGCCGCGACTGGTGCCATGCGCACAGGCGCCCCCATAGGCCCGTGCCGCCCTCGGCCGCGATGTAGATGACCGCGCCCTGCTTGGTGCGCCGCCCGAGCCAAGGAAGGCCGTGCGCGATGTGCCCGGCCAGGTCGACGGCCAGAAACGACTTGAAGGTGCCCGAGGCGCCGAACATCATGCCCACCGAGTCGGCCGGCACGACGTGCTTGACGAGCCACGGCACCGCGTGCGCCTGCTCGCGCAGCTGGCCCAGGGTGAGCAGCGGCACGCCGCCGCGCCCGAGCTTGCGCTCCTCGGCGAGCTTGGCGGTGCGCGTCTTGAGGTCGGCCAGGATGTCGACGGCCGGCTCGCGCCGGAAGGCGCGGGTGACGATGTCGTCGGCCAGCGCGATCGTCTGGCGCAGCACCGAGCACTCGACCACCACCTCCGCGTAGCGCCGCACGCTCGAGGCGCTGGGCACCGACTGCGCGAGCTGGTTCAGGTACGGCAGGCCGCCGGCGTCGTCGATGTTGCCGTCGCTGCGCAGGCGCTCGAACGTGCTGAGCGTGTCCACGGGCTGCCCCGCGGCGGCCAGGGTCGTGATGGCGTCGAAGATCAGGCGATGCGAGCGCGCGAAGAAGTCGCCCGTGGCCAGGATGTCGGCCACGCGCGCCAGGTGCGACGGGTCGAGCAGCAGCGCGCCGAGCACGCCCTGCTCGGCCTCGTTGGCCTTGGGCGGCGCGCGCAGGTGCGCGACCTCGTCATCGGGGGATGGGTCTGACGGCGGCAGTTCGCCGGGGGCGTTCACGTGGTGCGATCCCTGTTGGTGGTGAAGGTCGGCCAGGTCATCCACCGCCTGCCTCGTAGGCGAGCACCCAATCGATGTGCTCGGTCAGCTTCTTGCGGTCCGCGGCCGACAGGTCGCGGATGGTGGCCAGCGCGACGCCCGGCGCCAGCGGCTCGCGCACGCTGGTGCCCTTGGCGGGCGGCGGCGCCAGGAGCGCGCAGGCGATGCGCAGACGCGCCTCGCGGTCGGCGTCGGAGTTCAGGTCGTGGCGCATCGCGTCACAGGCGCCAGACGCCGGTGATGTTCTCGCTGATCACGCGCGAGGCCAGCTTGATCTGCGCGCGCTTGCCCGCAGAGATCAACCCCTTTGCCACCGCATGCGGCAAGTCGACCGAGTCGCCCGGCTTCATGCGACCGAGCAGCACCTGGTAGCGCGACGGACCAGCGGCTCGTGTGGAGGCGGGCAGCGGGCGGCCGCTCGTGATGCCGATCGTCAGCGGATCGAACTCGGGCGGTGCGGCGCGCGGCTTCTTCGGCTTGGGCGCCTGGGGGGGAGTGGCGGGCGTCGCAGCGGGCATGGCAGTCTCCTTGGGGGTGGAAGCCGGCACGACGGTCTGTCGCACCGGCAGCAGGTCGCGGGGGTCGTCGTCATCGCCGCACACCGGCGGCGGTGCGCCCAGCGGCTGGGCCGCGCGATGGCTCGTGGACCAGAAGTGCACGCCGTCGCGCTTCTCGCGCGCCAGGCGGCCATGCCGGAAGACGTCCTCGAGGGCCTGGAAGACGATGGCGATGGGCTGGTCCAGCGCCGCAGCGATGACGCCTGTCGAGGCCTCGCACTCGGGCGCCTGGTCGGCGAACCAAGCCAGCGCGCGCGCGGCGATGGTGCCCGGCTGCGGGATGTAGGCGGCGGTCATGCGTGGCCGCCCGTCTGCAGCAGCAGGTTGTCGATCGCCTCGAGGTTGCCGCGCTGGATGTTGGCGCTGACGATATCCATCGCCATGGTGGGCGTCATCGTGCGCTGGTCCTGCATCGCGATGAGCTGGCCCACCAAGTGCGCGGCGACGGCGAGCAGTTGGTCGGCTGCCAGTTCCGCGCCGTGCTGCTTCATCACGTCCAGCAGCGCATGGCGGAACGCCATCTGCGCCCGCGTGGGCTCAACCTGCTTCATTGGCGTGCTCATGCCATTCCCTTCAGCGCCTCAAGGGCGCGCGTCATCTCGATCGACAACGCCTCGACCTTGGCGACCAGGCGCGCAGCCCGGTGGTCATCGCTGTGCAGGTACTTCGAGGCCAGGTACTCGATGACCGACGTGTCGCCGGTCTTCTGGATGAACAGCTCGAGGTCGTCAACGTTGAACCGCTGCGTGTCGCCCTCGGCGGGCGCAAGCTTGCGAGACAGCGTCGACGGCGCGAGGTCCATGTCCATCGCCACGGTCTTCTGCGGCTTGGGCCGGCCCGTGCGCTGGTCGACCTGCTTGGTCATGCGGTCTGCGATGAACTCGCGCAGCGTCGGAAAGTCGTCGACCAGGCCGGGCTCGAAATTGAGCGTCAGCTGCGACGGCACGGGGGGTGCAGAGCGAGATCGCATCACGCGTTTCCATCTGTTGCCGTCTCAGCGGCGGCCAAAAAAAAGAGACTGGCGGCCATGACTTCAGCTCCGCCACCAGCCGGCCACCTGCCACAGCCCCCACACGAGGAGGCACGCCCACAGGGCGACGGCGACGAGCACGGCGATGCCGGGCCAGTTGGGGCGGCGGCACATGGCGTCGTCTCAGGCGGCGCGGGACTCGACGGCCTGCTCGCTGGCGGCCGGCTCGAGGTCCATCCAACCGAAGGGCTTTCCTGTCCCCTGCTCGAGCTTGGCGGCCAGGTCGTCCCCCATGCCACGGCGCCGGCTCAGGATGGCGCTCAGCAGGGTGTCGACGGTACCCGTCTTGACGGCCAGGCCGCGGGTGCTGCCGCACTCAGCGATGAGGCGCAGAAGGTTCTGGCGGCGGATCCGGCGAGCGGGTCGCTCGGGCTGGGTCAGGTCGGTTTCAGTGTCCATGGGGCTGTCCGGGGAGTTATGCACGGTGCGCAACTAAGGCGCGAGCATAGTGCGCAACCGCCTGTTATGCAATACGCATACGCTCGGCCCGTGAAGATCACCAGCGCCCGCCATCTCATGCGCCGCAGCAACCTGCTGTGGCTGATCGCCAACCTGGCCGAAGAGGAGCAGTGGCTCGCGAACTCGGTGCGCACGCCGAAGTCGCACCTGAGCGCCTTGAAGAGCGGCGCGCGTGGGGTCGGCGACGACCTGGCGGCGCGGTTCGACGCCGTCGGTGTGGAACGTCTCACGCTCGCACCCGGCTGGTTCGACCGCGCGTCGCTGCTGGCTCAATCTGTGAGCCAGCCGGCCGTCCAGAATGCTCGACAAGGAGGCTCAAGACGAGTCGAGTGGGGAGCAATGACGTATGACGAACTGCCGGAGGAATTCGAGGTAGTTGTCCCAGATGACGCGATGGCAGACCGCGTACGCAAGGGCAACATCGTGACCGTGAGGAAGCAGCGAACGGCGAGCGCCGGCCAGGCCGTCCTGGTGGCCAACCGCGCCGGCGAATGGTTCCTCCGGTCCTACGTCCCGCTGCAGGGACAGCGCTTCGCGGCCGCGCCGCGAAACAAGGACTACGGGCCGCCGCTCGACTCCGAGGCGGACGGCCTGGAGATCCTGGGCGTGCGACTGTTCCACATCGATGCGGGAGAAGTGTGATGCGATCGGACCTGGTGGCGCTGGCAGTGGCCGGCCTTGCAATGTGGAACGCCGCGCGCGCGCAGCCTGCCGCCCCGCCCTCATACGATCCCGAGGCCTACGCCAAGGCCGAGAAGTGCGTCCAGCAGTACGCGGTGCGATTTGCGCCCACGGCCGCCCTGCCGCAAGACGTCGCTGATGCGGCGCTCTCGGCGTGCCACCGCGCGCGCCAAGAAGCGGCCATCGCCCGCGCCCACGGGTATGCGGCCAACGTCACGATGACCACGCTCGCGGTCGATGAGCCCGACTTGCGGCGATCGGCGATACAGGCCCTCCTCGAGGCCAGATTCTTCAGAACGCGCTGAACCCACCGCAGCCCGCCGAGTGCGGGCTTTTTCACGCCTTGCTCTGCCGTAGGTGTTAATCCCTACTGGCGAGTTATGCATTCTGCTTGCGCAACTGTTATGCAGTTCGCATAATCGCCCCCACTGCCTCAACAAGACGCCGCACCCCGCGGCGCCAAGGCAGCAGGAGGACGAGATGGCCCCGCTCCACGAGCTCCACGCCGCGCAGGATGACGTCGCGGCCTTCGCGCAGCAGCACCGCTTCGCGCCGATCTACAGCCAGGAGCCGGATCGCCGCAAGGCTGACCGCCGGATCCCGAACAGCCAGTACGTGACGCGGACGTCGCCGTGGATCACGGACGCGGACTCGAGCACCGTTCTTGACCTGCTGGTCGAGGAGCACGAGCTGGACGATGAGCGTGTAGACATGATGCTGCAGATGGCGGCGGAGAAGCGCATCCGCCAGCAGGCGCCGGCGACCACGCCGCACGGCACCGGCATGGCTGGCATCGCGGTCGACGCATGCGCCCTGCTGCAAGACCTGCAGCGCTGCATCGAGAACCTGGACTTCTTCAGCGCGGGCGACACGGGCCTGGGCGACCTGCAGCGCACGGCTCAGGCGATCCAGCCGATCCTGGCGCGGATGTGGGTGCGCCATGGCTGACGCGAAGCACACGCCGGCCTACGGCCCGGTTTTCGATTCGACCGGCCGCCTCATGGCCTCGGTCGCTTGCCTCGACGCCGAGAGCATGCGCCGCTACGCCGCAGCGAAGTGGCCGAAGGCGATGCAGTCGCCGCTCGCTGACGCGATGGGCGCCGCCTCCGCGATGGCTCTTCTGGAGTCGTCCGACGCCGACGCCGCGATCTTGCGCGCCGAGGCGATGGGAGCGGCCGAAGCCTGCCTGCGCTTCTGCGGCGGCTGGACGGTGGAGACGCTGAGCGCCAACGTCGAGAGCGTCATGGGTGGCGAGCTGGACGAAGACGACTGCGACGACATCGCCCGTGCCGCCATCGCCCAGGCCACCGGGAGCGCAGCATGAGCCGCATCCTCGTTCCCGGCAACTGGCTTCCCGACGGCAGCCGGCCGCTCCTGCACCGTGCCGTCGTCCTGATCACCGGTCAGGGCGACGAGCTGGCCACGCCGTATGCGGGCTGCACCGGCGGCTGCCATCAGGGCGACCTGCCTTGCGACTGCGAGCTGTCCAACGCCATCGCCCCCGACGCCGAGCGCGTCATCGCCGCGCCGGCGCCGCTGCCCGACGACGTGCGAGCGCGCCTGCGCCGCCGCGCCCTCGTGCTCATCGCGCTGGGCTTCGCGTCGCTCGGCGCGCTGCTGGGCATCGGCGATCCGAGGTTCACGCCGTGAACGCGCGCACCGACCTGCGCCCGATGGGCGTCGTCTACGGCATGCCCTTCGACGAATACCTGGCTGTCGACGCGATGAGCCAGTCCGGTTTGAAGGAGCTGGCGAAGTCGCCCTGGCACTACGCCAACCGCGTCGACGTGAAGGAAACGCGCGCCATGCTGAACGGCTCGCTGGTGCACTGCGCGCGCCTGGAGCCGGATGCGCTGAGCCAGCGCTACGTCGTGCTGCCCGAAGACGCGCCGCGCCGGCCCACCGACGCACAGTGGAACGCGAAGAAGTCCAACGAGTCCAGCCAGGCCGCCAAGGAGTGGTGGACGAACTGGGGCGAGCGGGCCGCGGGCCGCACCGTGATCCCGGCCGACGACTTCGCGATCACGCAGCTGCAGCTGGCGGCGCTGAACGCCAATGCCACGATCGCCGAGTTCATGACCGGCGGCCGCAGCGAGGTCTCGGTCTTCTGGATCGACCCGGCCACCGGCGTGTACTGCAAGGCCCGGCCGGACTACGCGCGCGAGGACGGCGACGCGGACCTGTTGACCGACCTGAAAAGCTGCGTCGACGAGTCGCCCAACGGCTTCGGCCGGGCCGCCGCGCGCATGAAGTACCACCTGCAGGCCGCGCACTACAGCGCCGGCTGGACGGCGGCGACCGGCCGCCCGGTGCGCGCGTTCATGTTCGCCGCGGTCACCAGCAAGCAGCCGGTGCTGGCGGTGCCGTACGTGCTCACCGACGAGATCCTGCAGCAGGGCTTCGACGAGCGCGCCGAGCTGCTGGCGCTCTACGCCCAGTGCAAGAAAACCGACATGTGGCCGGCCTACGGCGACGGCGTCCAACTGCTCGACTTCCCCGCCTACGCCAAGGGCGGCAGCGAGGTCGAAATCACCGACATCGAGGACTGACTCACCATGAACACCGACGTGCGCGACCTGCGCTCGACCATCATCCCCAAGAGCGACCAGCTCAACGCCGAGCAGCTGCTGGGCGGCCCCATGATCATCACCGTGTCCGATGTGCGCGTCGGCGGCGGTGACGATCAGCCCGTCTCGGTCTACTACGAGCTCGACCCGGGCCGGCCGTTCAAGCCGTGCAAGACGATGCGCAAGCTCCTGATCCATGCCTGGGGGGCGGACGGCATGCAGTGGATCGGCCGGTCCATGGAGCTGTTCAACGAGCCATCGATCAAGTTCGGCGGCGAGACCGTTGGCGGGATCCGCATCTCGCGGATGTCGCACATCGCCAAGTCCATCGAGGTGTCGCTCACGCAGACGCGGGGGCGCAAGACGCTGCACAAGGTTGCGCTGCTGAAGTCGTCGCCTGAACTGACCGCGGCGCTCGCGGCGATCGAGGCCATCAGCGACAAGGCCTCGCAGGCCGCGGCGAAGGCACTTGCCACCGCGCTGAAGTCGCCGGCTGACCGCGACTCGGCGCTCGCCGCCTACAAGCGCAAGGTGGAATCGCTCAAGGCTGCCGCGGCTCCGAAGACCGACGAGACGTCGCCGGCGTCCGGCGCCTTCGACTTGGCCGCGTTCACCGAACGCGTCAAGGCCTGCACCACGCTCGAAGCGCTGCAGGCGCTCAACGACGAGGCCGAGGAGCTGACCGGCGAGGACAAGACGTCTGCGCTGGCGGTGATCGTGGCGCGCGACGCGGAGATCGGCTGATGTTCGCCATGCGTGAAATCCCCAACAGCAGCCGCATTCATTCAGTCGGCTACGACCCGACGCAGCAGGTGCTGGTCGTGCGCTTCAAGGCGAACGACGGCACGCCCGACGCGAAGGTGCGCAACTACCGCGACGTGCCGCGCGAGGTGGCCGATGGCTTCCACACCGCCGAGAGCGCGGGTCGGCACTTCGCGTTCAACGTCCATGGCCGCTACGACTGCGACGTCGTCGCCGCCTGATTTCCGCCGCCTGTCGCACGGCGACTCGAGCCCCCTGGGCGCACCTCCTCCCTCCTCTTTGGTCCGAGGCTTCCGCGACAGGCGGCCTTTCTTCACCACCACGCCTGAAAGGCAACCATGACCACCACGACCGAGAAAAAGTCCCTGTCCTTGACCGTCGTCGCCGCGCTCGCGCTCGGCTCGCAGCTCGAAGGCGGCACGTTCCAAGGCATCCTGACGCTGCCCAACGGTACGCACGCCGCGATCGTGCTGCTGGCCGACAAGCCGTCCGAGCGCCTGACCTGGAAGCAGGCCAAGGACTGGGCCCAGAGCGTCGACGGCGAGCTGCCCGCGCGTCCGGCCGCCGCCATGCTCTTCGCCAACGCGAAGGACCAGTTCGAGCCGAAGTGGCACTGGACGTCCGAGGCCTTCGACGGCTCGTACGCCTGGGTGCAGGACTTCGACGGCGGCGGCCAGTACTGGGGCCACGTCGGCGATAAGACCTGCGCTCGGGCCGTCCGCATGATTCCTTTGGTCCTTTGATCCTTCGAGGGAGCAACGAACCATGACCATCACCATCGAAGAGATCAAGGCCGACCACGAGCGCCTGGCCGAGAAGATCGCGGCGTTCGAGCGCGCGAAGGCTCGCACGATCAGCGTCCCCGCGACGTCCATCGTGCTGGCCGACGGCGAGGTCTACGCCGGCCTGGTGCTGCACGACGACGGCACGCCGTCGCATCACCTGGTGCTGCTGCCCGGCGAGCACGAGGGCAGCTGGGCCAGCGCCAAGGAGTGGGCCGCGAAGGTCGGCGGCGAACTGCCCAGCCGGCGCGAGCAGTCGCTGCTGTTCGCCCACGCGAAGGCCAGCTTCCAGGCGCGCTGGTACTGGTCCAACCAGGCGCATGAGAACGGCTCGTACGCCTGGATGCAGGGCTTCGGCGACGGCAGCCAGTACTGGGACTACGTCACCAATGAGGGCTGCGCTCGGGCCGTCCGCAGATTGAGCGCTTGATCCTTCAATCCTTTTGAGGACTTCCAGCCATGGCCCTCCACCATGACTTGCCGATCTACCGCACGGGCACGCAGCTCCTGACGCTGGCCGTGCGGGCCCAGGAGCAGATGCCACGCGGCGTCAAGCGCAGCCTGGGCGAGAAGATCAGCCAGCGCTGCGTCGAGATGCTCGACGAGATGGCGCTCGCCAACGCGACCAAGCGCGGTGAGCGCGCTCGTCACGTCGAGAACCTGCTGGCCCACCAGCGCACGCTGACCGTGCTGCTGCGCGTGAGCCACGACAACCGCTACGTGTCCACGAAGGTGTGGGCCGACGCGGTGCAGCTCCTGGACAGCATCGGCAAGCAGGGTGGCGGGTGGCTCAAGTCCGCAGCGAACGGGGCGCCTGCTGCATGACAGTCAAGGCTCTCATGCCCGTGCGCATGAATCTGGTCGCGCCGCTGGCTCACGAGGCCACCGCCACGCGCAACAACGGGAACCGGCAGGCTCGTCCTGCTCTGTCCGGCGCAGTTTCCAGGCTGATCGGCGAGAGCCTTCGGCCCGGCGACGTCGATAGCGCGACTTCGGCTCGAACGCCTGGATGCAGAACTTCAACAACGGCAACCAGGACTGGAACAACGTCAACAATAAGAACTGCGCTCGGGCCGTCCGCAAATCCCAACCTGTTCGCCTCGCTCGTCGAGGCCTACCTCGATTGCCGGCGCACCAAACGCAACAGCGCCAGCGCCCTCGCATTCGAGGCCCACCTCGAGCGCAACCTGATCGACCTGCACGACGAGCTCGTGGCCGGCGCCTACCGGCCCGGCACGTCGGTGTGCTTCGTCGTCATGCGGCCCAAACCGCGCGAGGTCTGGGCGGCGCAGTTTCGCGACCGCATCGTCCACCACCTCCTCTACAACAACATCGCGCCGCGGTTCCTCGCGGGCTTTACGGCTGATACCTGCGCCTGCATTCCCGGCCGCGGCACGCTGTACGCCGCGCGCCGCCTCGAGCACCAGGTGCGCAGCGCCACGCAGAACTGGAGCTGGCCGGCGAGCTACCTCAAGTGCGACCTGGCCAACTTCTTCGTCTCGATCGACAAGCACGTCCTGCTGGCGCAGCTGCAGTGCCGCGTGCACGAACCCGACTGGATGGCACTGGCCGAGCTGATCCTGATGCACGATCCGCGCGGCGACGTGATCATGCGCAGCCGCCCCGACGAGCTGGCGCGCGTGCCCGCGCATAAGAGCCTGTTCAACGCGCCCGCCGGCCACGGCCTGCCGATCGGAAATCTGTCATCGCAGTTCTTCGCCAACGTGCTGCTGGACGAGTTCGACCAGGACGTCAAGCACCAGCTGCGCGCGCCGCACTACGTGCGCTACGTCGACGACTTCGTGCTGGTGCACGAGAGCGCGGCCTGGCTGCACGAGGCGCACGGGCGCGTCGAGGCCAAGCTGGACGAGCTGCACCTGCAGCTGAACCCGCGCAAGACCATCCTGCAGCCAGTCGACCGCGGCGTCGACTTTGTTGGCCACCTGATCAAGCCCTGGCGACGCACGGTGCGCGCGCGGTCCATGACCGCGGCGCTCGAGCGCGTCCACGAGGCGCCCGCTGATGGCCTGCACCAGGTCGTCAACAGCTACTTCGGCCTGTTGCGCCAGGCCTCGCACAGCCACGCCGACCGCGTGCGGCTCGCCAATGCCGCGCGCCAGCGCGGGCTGTGCATCGACATGCGCCTGACCAAGGCGTACGAGCGCAAGTCCTGACCTCAATCACCAAGGAGATCGACATGACCGACAAACCCAAGGGCGCCCGCGGCTTCGCCGCCATGACGCCGGAGCAGCGCAAGCGCATCGCCGGCATGGGCGGCAAGGCCGCGCACGCCAGCGGCAACGCGCACCAGTTCACCAGCGATGAGGCCAAGGCCGCGGCCGCGCGCCGCGGCGATCGCAAGGACAAGACGCCGGCCTGAGCGCCAGCAGCACCAGCCCGCAACCACCAGGAGCCCACCCGTGCCCTTCGAGATGCTCACCAAGACCGAGGCCACCCTCACCACCTTCACCGGCCGCACGGAGACGCACGGCAAGGCCAAGGTGCCGGCGGTGTCCTTTCGCCTGCGCTTCAGCGGGCCCAACACGCTGCTGGACAAGCTGTCGAAGACGGCGCGCGAGGCGTTCTACATGGCCGCGCCCGGTCAGGAAGACCTGCCCGGCGTGGATCCGACGACGCCGCACCTGCGCTCGCGCGACATCACCAGCTGGTCGCCCGAGAACGCCTACGAGGGATGGACCGTCACCATCGATCGCACCGGCAACGAGGCCGACGACATCGAGCTGGGCGGCTGCAAGGTCGACGGGTTCGTGTGCGAGCTGCACGACGACCCGGGCAACGTCGACATCGAGTGCCGCATCGGCACGCACCACCTCACGCCCGACGAGGCCGGCTACCTGTGGTCCAAGCAGAGCCACAAGGTGTTCGTGATGCTGGCCGCGCCGCTGACGCCGCAGACCAATCCGGACGCCGGCGCGCCGGAGCGCGACCCGAACCAGCTCACGCTGGATGGCGCGACCGGCAACGAGACCAGCGAGCCCAGCGCGGCGCGCAAGGCGGCTGAAGCCCAGTTCTCCGGCGAGCCCAAGCGCGGCGACAACTGGCCCTTCCCGCGGGCAGGCACCGAGCCGGCGGCGCCGGGCTCGGAGGGCATGGACCCGAATCCGCCGCGCGACGCGACGGACGCGGTGCTGGACGACGTGGCCAAGAATGGGCCCGGGCACAGCGCCAATCCCAAGCCGGTCAAGAGCCGTCGAGGCGCCCAGGCGGTCAACGCCGTGCCGCCGGCGCGCTACAGCGACGGCAACGGCAACACTTGGTCGGGCCGCGGCCTGAAGCCCGCGTGGCTCGTGCGCGCGCTGGACGCGGGCAAGAAGCTGGCGGACTTCGAGGTCAAGGGGCACTGACCATGTCCGACCCGACCGAACACGCCCAGATGATCGAGGACTGCGAGCGCCGCTCGGAGCGCCTCGACGACTGGTCTGTCAACTTCATCGACAGCATCTCGCGCCAGCTGGCGGACGGCCGCGCGCTGACCGCCAACCAAGCCGAGAAGCTGGACGAGATCTGGGAGCGCGCCACGGCGCGCGGATGACATGCCCCTCCCCTACGAAAACGCCACCAGCGGCGAGCGCGCGCTGGGCGAGATCCAGAAGCTGCTGCGCGGCTTCGGCTGCACGAAGTTCGGCAGCATGTCCGACGACGAGGCGCAGGAGATCCTCGTGCAGTTCGAGTACCGCGGCCGGCCGGTCAGCGTGAAGGCATCGATCCGCGGCTACGCGGCGGCGTACCTGCGCGAGCATCCGTGGACGCCGGCGAAACGCTCCGACCGCAAGGTCTACGAGCGCAAGGCGATGGAGATCGCCAGCGTCGCCGTCTACTCGATCCTGCGCGATTGGATCAAGGGCCAGATCACGGCCATCGAGACCGGCATCCTGACCTTCGAAGGCGCGTTCCTCGGCCAGATCCTGCTGCCCAGCGGCAAGACGGTGCTCGAACACGCGTTGCTGGACGAGCTGCTGCCGGCGCTGCCGGCGCCGAAGGCGGCGCCGTGACCCAGCCGCGTCTCGAGTCGCTGTTCGAGGCGATCGCCAACGCCGTCCTCGGCATGGGCATCGGCCTCGTCTCGCAGCTGCTCGTGTTCCCCGCCGCAGGCGTGCACGTCCGGATCGAACAGAACCTGGTGATCCTACTGGCGTTCACAGCCATCAGCGTGGCGCGCAGCTACTTGGTCCGGCGCATCGCCAACCGCTACCTCCATCGCTTCGCGGTGTGGCTGGCGGGGAAGGTCGCAGCATGGCTCAAGTGACGCGCCCCGCGCTCCGATACCACGGTGGGAAATTCCGCCTGGCGCCGTGGCTGCTGCAGTTCTTCCCGCCGCATCGCGTCTACACCGAGGCGTTCGGCGGCGCTGCCGGCGTGCTGCTGCAGAAGCCGCGATCGCACGGCGAGGTCTACAACGACCTGGACGGCGACGTCGTGAACTTCTTCCGCGTGCTGCGCGACCCCACGACGCGGGCCGACCTCGAGCGCCTGATCCGCGAGACGCCGTTCGCGCGCGAGGAGTTCGAGCAGGCCTGGCAGGCCGCCGAGGACTCGCTCGAGCGAGCGCGTCGGCTGTGCATCCGCGCTCAGATGGGCTTCGGGAGCGCCGGTGCCACGAAGGGAACGACAGGCCTGCGCGTCGACCTGAAGCGCCGCTTCACCACCGCGCAGCAGGACTGGGCCAGCTATCCGCCCGCGATCGCCGCCGCCGGCGCCCGCTTCGCGGGCGTGCTGATCGAGAACCGGCCGGCGGTCGAAGTGCTCCAGCAGCACGATGATCCTGAGACGCTGCACTTCGTCGACCCGCCCTACCTGTTCGAAACGCGCGTCATGCGAAGAGGCGGCGGCTACCGGCACGAGCTCGAGGACGACGAACACGTCGAGCTGCTGGCGCTGCTGGGCGAGCTCCAGGGCATGGTCGTCCTGAGTGGCTACGCGTCCGAGCTCTACGAGCAGCAGCTCGCCGGCTGGCGCCGGTTCGAGACGAAGTCCCGCGCCAGCGCGGGCCGCGGCACCGTGCTGCGCACCGAGGTCGTCTGGCTCAACCCCGCCTGCAGCGCTGCACTTGAGCGCAGCCGCGGCGGACTGTTCGCGGAGGCTTGACCATGCCCTGGTACATCGTCAACGGCTGCACCATGCACCTCAAGCTGTCGGGTCGCGCCAAGCGCAACCCGCTGGCGCAATGCGTCGCGCGCGTGGAGCGCGACGGCCGGCCTGCGAAGTGCTGCGGCATCAGCGCCTTCCTGTGCGACTGGCCCGTGGACGGCGGCACGTGCGACGCGCCGCTGTGCGACGAGCATGCGCGCCTGGTGGGCCCGAATCGCCACTACTGCCCGCGCCACGAGGCCATGAGCCGCGAGCGCGAGCCGGAGCTGTTCTGATGGTCCGCGCCATGCGTCCGTCTGCACCGGCCTGGGCCGACGTCAAGCTGCGTTGCACGCACGGCGACATTCCGGAGCCCGGCACCGAGCTCGTGACGCCTAGTGGGCGCCGCTACCAGGTTGTCGGTTCGCGGGGCCGCACGCTGCGCTGCATCGTGCTGCCACCAGAGGCCGCGCCGGGCGAACCTGTGTGGGCGTGGACCTGGGATGCGCGCAACAAGCGCAGGGAGCCATGACGATGAGCGCGGAACTGCCCGTCCAAGTCGCGCCAGCGCGCCACGTTACGATCGCGCTCGCGGCGGTCGTGACGGGCCTGACCGAGAAGGCGATCCGGCAAAAGATCGCTGAGGGCGTATGGATTGAAGGCCGCGAATATACGCGGCACGTCGTGGACGGTCGAATTTATATTGACCTGAGGGGATACGAGAAATGGGTCGAACAGGCACGGGTGTTGAACTACGCGAGAAGTCCATCCGCGTCGGGTTCAAATGGCAAGGTGCGTGGTGCCGAGAAACACTGAATATCGAGCCGACGCCGGCCAACGAGAAACACGCCGTGCGCCTGGTCGCGCAGATCCGGCGGGCTATCGGCGCAGGCACGTTCGTCTACGCTGACTTCTTCCCGGGCTCCAGGCGTGCCAAGGCCGAGGCCTCACCGGTGCTGACATTCGAGCAGGCCTGCACCGCCTACACCAAGGCCATCGCCAACACCAAGGGAGACGCCACGCGCTCGCAGTACGAGAACGCGCTGACGAACCTGTGGCGGCCGATGCTGGGCGACGCCACACCCTTCGAGACGATCACGCACGCGCAGCTGGCCGAGAAGATCGGCGAGCGCCGCTGGCCGTCGGCCAAGAGCTACAACAACGCGATGATCCCGCTGCGTGGCGTCTTCGCGCTGCAGTACGCAGGGCCGCGCGCTGTGCATGACCCCATGGCGGGCATCGGCAACCTGGCGGTGGTGCGCAAGAAGCCCGATCCGCTCACGCCGGTCGAGCGCGACCGCATTCTCGAAGACATGGAGCGGCACTACGATGCCCGGGTCGTCGCCTATTTCCGCTTCGCGTTCGCGACCGGCATGCGGCCCGAGGAGCTGATCGCGCTGCGCTGGGAGGACATTGACCAGGTGGCGGGCGTGGCGCGAGTGCGCCGCGTGCGCACGTTCAAGGGCAGCGAGCGCGACGGCACGAAGACAAATACCGAGCGCGACGTTGACCTCGTGGCGCCGGCGCTGGCCGCGCTGGCCACCATGAAGCCCTGGACGCTCATGAAGGGCGGCGACGTCTTCGAGAACCCGATCACCGGGCGGCCATGGCATGACGAGCGCAGCCAGCGCGACACGTTCTGGAAGCCGTCACTGCGGAGGGCCGGCGTGCGCTACCGCACGTCGTACAAGACCCGGCACACCTACGCCACCGTCAACCTGATGGGCGGCATCAAGCCGGCCTACATTGCGCTGCAGATGGGCCACAGCCTGAAGATGCTGCTGGAGGTGTACGCGCGCTGGATCCCTGGCGCCGACGGCGGCGAGGAGCGCGAGCGGCTGCGCGCGCTGCACGCGCCGGCGCCGCCGCAGGTCACCGCGCCGGCCGCCGACGGTGTGCCGCGGGCCGCGAACGATGGCTGAGCTCACGCACCAGCGCCTGCTTGAGGTCCTTTCCTACGACCCGGTGACTGGCATTTTCACCTGGCGGGTCGCGCTCGCGCGGCGCGTACGAGTGGGCGACGTCGCGGGCGGCAAGCGCGAAGGCGGCTACACCGTGATCGGCATCGACGGCAGGAACCACCGGTCCCACCGGCTGGCATGGTTCTACGTCCACGGTGAGTGGCCGGCAGGACCGCTGGATCATCGCCAGGGCGTCGCGGCCGGGGACGGGATCAACAACCTGCGTCTGGCGACACCGACCATCAATTCGCGGAATCGGGTGGCCGGCTCCATGGCCGGGATCGAGCACCGGGCTGGGCGGCCGAGGCCGTGGCGTGTGCGCATCGCCGTCGACCGAAAGCTCCGGACGGTGGGCAGCTTCGCTGACCTCGATGCCGCCCGGGCTGCCTACCGAGAGGCGAAACAGCGACTGCATCCCGAGTTCGAGCGCGGTTTTATTTCCCCGATATCTCCCTGAGAGTTTCTGGCGGACCAAAAGAAAAGGGCCGTTTCCCCTATGAGAAACGGCCCCATGCAGTTTGGTAGGCGCGATTGGACTCG